CATCGTAATAGATACGTATATCGCTGTCGCCAGTGCTATTTAACCCCGAAGGACTTTCTCCAAACAGAATAGTAAGCGGGATGCGTTTTGCGCCACTGATTTGTTGGACGAACTGTAAGATAATCGTATCTAACCCGCTAAAATTATAAGCAGCGGTTTGGAAGTCATCGGATTTATCTAAAAGCGTTATGCCTTCGTTATCTTGCATCTGTTTAATGTACGCAAACTGCTTGATGAGGTTTGCCTCGGCGTTGCCACCCATCGCTAAGACTTGGCGAAGACTATCGACTTTGATAGTTCTTAAATGCGCTCGTGATGTTAAATTCGCCGCACCCATTGTTACCGTTTCAAAAGCAATGATACGATCGAGTACATTTTCTAATACCGAAGCACCCCAAAGCATCTCATTAATCGACTGCCATTTTGGAAGCTTATCGCCCTCGAAGCGCATAACGTAGCTGTGATGTACTCTTAAACCGTTTAAGGAATTGATAGTGTAATACATCGGCTTTCCGATATCACGCCCCTCTTGTATGAGCTGTGTAACGTCAGGGGTTAAATCCCATCTATCATAGACACTAAGCCCAAGAAAGTCGCCCTCTTTGACCGCTGCGATATTAAGCGGTGTGCTGTATTTTGCATTTTTTAACATAATTAGAATTATCGAGCCACCATACAAACGCCCCCAACGGATGCCATCGGTTATATCTTCCATAATTCCAGAACGTTGCCACGCAGTTTTGAGTTCCGTCAATTCCGCTGGGTCAATTTCGCCCGTAAACTCTAAGCCTGCGCGTGTCATATCGTTTGCTACACAGTCAACCAAAGAAGAGCACAGCCAGTTCGTACGGTATCCCGCTTCAAGCTGAATTCGGTTTTTCGTGAAGTTGTTAAACTCAAAATAGCCCTGCGATATCTGGTTATTTGCGTTCGGCGATATACCTAAGCCCATAGTGAGATTCATAAATCCGTCATTGACCGCTGCTGGTACCGATTTAATTCTTCTTTTAGTTTTTCTCATAGCGATATTTTAACCTCTCTTTATTGTGCTAGATGATTTTGTTCCAAATGTCAATAGAATTATTCATACAATATTTCTCTATAGCGTCCATCATCGGATCAAGTGTATCATCGTGAACTCCATTCGGGAATGATACTGTCTCATCGGTTAGATTTGAGATAAACGGAATTTTAGAATTAAGATAGACTTTTCCCATCTCTATATAACCGCTGAAAATATTTGCACGTTGAACTTTATCTACGTTTCTTTGAATTCCATCAACGAGCATATTTCTATTCTTAAAGTTTTGTATCATCGTTGAGCCGCTGGACTTGTCTTCTATCCACATTTTCCGAAATCTCATCTCAATATTTAAAGCGTGTTTGAAATAAAACATCTCGACAGTCTTTTGAGCTTCGGGCGCATTTTCTTTAACACGTATCATATCCATTAAAAAGATATTACCCGCGCCATCGTTCCCCCATAGCTGTGCCACTGTAAAGTCATTAACTTCGCCTTTCTTTTGTGCCGTATCTACGAAGATAGAACTTTCGACAATGACGGGCAAAGTCTCCCACCACCTGAACCAATTAAGCTTCATAATCTCGCCATCTTGAATGATAGGGGACTGCTGATACAGTGCTTCAAAGTTCCCACGTGGCATTGTATTCTTACGTTCCATTAAGAAGTCAAGCGATTTAAGCTCAGGGAACAATGGCTCACCCTCGCTTCTGTACTCTTCGTCCTTAACTGCTATTGCTTCATATTTTAACACTTTTATCTTATCGCCGAACGTGTCAATCATTCTTCCCGCTGGATCATCAACGTGCCATCGAGTGAGTATCATTAATAAGCCAGCATCCTCACTAAAACGAGTAAAGAAGTCATCCGTAAACCAATCCCAAGCCTTTTGACGCATTGTTGCACTGTTTGCCGCTTCACGTCCTTTAATAGGGTCATCTATAAATCCGATATCCAAGCCCTCACCCGTGATAGACCCCTGCACTGTTGTATTTCGGAAATATCCGCTATGCCCTACATATTCCAAGATCTCTTTATTTTTTAAGCTTTGACCTTGTACTGTTGCTACATTTTTGGAGTTCAATTGAGTTGCGGGGAATATTCTTTTATAGCGCGAGTTTGAGAGTGTCCGTTGTACTTTTAAATTCGCACGAACGCCGAGACGTTCCGAGAATGAAGCATAAAGTGATCTAAGGTCTGGATTTTTTCCCGATATCCAACAAATAAAGTCAGTAACCGCCTCACTCTTTCCGTGTTGTGGGGGTGCTTGAATAATAAGTTTAGGGCGTAACCCTGCTATTAAGTCATTGTAAAATTGTTGAAGCTGTGCGGTTATGTTGAGAAAGAACCAGCCTATCTTTGCTTTTGGATTAATGACTCTACGAAACGTTAGAAAGTCATCTTGTGCGCTGGCATAAATGATGGACTCAATTAAATCAAAGTCCGATAAAGTCAAGTGGTATCCCTCTACGTTTCGCCTCTTCGATCATTTCATCTTTGCTTAGGTTATTATTATTCTGAACCGCAGCAGTGGCGTTTACGTTTATCTCGCCGCTTTTGGCGTGACGATCTGCAACTTTGAGCGTGATTGCTAATCGATCGTTTGCTTCTGCTAGTGTTTTTAAATCTGATGCGCTGTCTATCTGATCTAACATAATCGGAATTTTTGAGGCGATTAGTTCGGCGTTGGAGTTGATTAAATGGTGTCTGCGAACTTTGCTATTCACTTCCGCCGTGATACTATTCACTTCATATTCACTTTTGCCATTAAGCTCCGTAATTACCGATACTTGCTTATTCACTAAATCAACATTAGTTTGCTCAACGCCTTTACATATTTTGTTGATTGTAGCAGGGCTTAAATTGTATCGCTTTGCTAGTTGATTTTGTGTGACTCCTGCTTTCCAGTCACTAACTATTTTTGTTTTAATATCATCCGTAAGCTTTGACATTACACAAAAAACCGACCGAAGAATTTGCCTAGTAGTCTATTCTCTATCCGTTGTTTAATTCTTCCCTTTTTTACTGCTTTAAAATCATTAAAATATTTTAAAAGTTTGTAAATTGTTGACTCTTTCATTTCTTCATCCCATCCGCTGTGAAAATAACAGGCGATACATAAACTCGTTCAAGTACGCCCTCGCAAATTTCGCAGTGCTCTTCGCGTCCACTTTCTGCCATAGGCTTATCAATATTTACCTCATAATTGCAATGCGGGCATTTGTAATTATAAATCATTCTACAATTTCCTCCAATACATCTTCTCTATGCCAGTCATCATACGTGATACCGCCTAATTCCCATTTACAGTGATACATCATTATCTCTTCTTTATCCATTAGACTACACGCCAAAGCCTTTTCAATAAAAGATAATTTTATAAATGGATAGTCTATTACGCTTATTTCTACTTTACTATCTATATTCATCACATCTCCATTAAATCAAGTAAGCTAGGCTGCGTATATTTTGGCTCGCAGTAATGACGCTCTACACTTTTATTTTTATACTTAGCCAACTCTTCTTTCAGTTCTTTTATCTTAGCTCTTAGCTGCGTTGTATTAGCTAGTTTTTTGTCGCATATCTCACGAAGTTCTTTGATCGGCATATCGAGCGCATCATCGATAAAATCTTCGTACTTTTCAATATTTACCACTGACACGGATAAGCAATCACGTCTTACTGCGGTTAAGGGTAAATTCAACCCTGCCATATACATCAGATGCGAGATCACTATAGCCACGTCTGAAATATCATCGTCCAAAACATCGCATAGCTGATAGAATTTATCCAATATTGTATGTTCGTGTGGCTTCATATTGAAATTATAACATTTTATTTATAATCTCATCTTGAAACGCCATCCGCAAACCCAAAAACTGCGCATCTTTTCTCTCAATCGCTTTGTCTTGTTGCTTCATATAACGTTCTAACGTCTCAATGGTATCGTTTAACGCCTTGATATGTAGATTACGAGTATCAATCTTTTCGTTTGCTTCACGAAGCTGTGTGAGGGCTGCGGTGTGGATTTGTAGTAGTCTTTTGTATTTCTTTTTCATATTTGAGATCCTGTGTTGTTAAAAAAGTGACTCACTATTTTTTTCGTTTATGACTTGTCTAAATATCATCTCTAAAACATTTACTGACATTGAATTTCCAGCTTGTTTATAAAGCTGACTATCAGATACCCCAGACGCTTTTGCTTTATTATGTGCTTCGTCTGAAAAATCTTGCAATCTCCAACATTCTAAAGGGGTTAATTTGCGGATACGATTTGTGATTACCTTTGGCTCATTCCCGTGCGATTGCGCTCGCAGTGTTGGACAAAAATCTAAAAGTATCGGGTTCTCTTGTTTTTTAATTCGCCCTTGATCGTCCCATATCTTCGGCTCAATAACTAAATTATCTTTTTGTACCGTTGTCAAACAATTTGACGTTCCATTTTCGTTCATTTCTATCATTTGTACAGTTTCTAAACCTACTAACCGACTTTTAGGATTTTCAGGATTACGCCCTCTCATAGCTCCTATTCTTGGAGACATTTCTTGTGGACCAGTATTTATATAAAATCCATCGGTAGGAGTTTTATAATAAGCTGCTTGTAAACATGGAGCTATTACCTGACTTCCATCGTATGGAGGGATTGATCTATTTGGTTTCGCAAGATAGTCAGTCATTTTCGTACTTAAATAATACTTCTCATCCACATCACTTTCTAAAACGTCTTTTAATCGCTTCTCTAATTTTTGCTTCGGGGCGAAACTAAACCGAAGATATGCATCGTGATCTAAAAAACCTATTAAGAAGATACGTTCACGATTTTGTGGCACTCCATAGTCTTTCGTATTTACTACTTCATAATGGCAATGATATCCAATATCACGCAACGCCTGTACAAATTCCTTTATAGTTCTTCCGCCGTCTATCGATAACATTCCTTTAACGTTTTCATAGACAATAATCGGCGCTTTTACTTCATCAACTATGCGGATATACTGATAGATTAATTGTCCTCTTTCATCATTAGTTCCATTTCTAAGCCCTGCGATACTAAACGCTTGGCACGGTGAACCACCGACTAAGATATCAACCTTGCCTTGATACTGCGTACCGTCCATATCGTGAACATCTTTATGAAAATGTGCCTCGTCGATATTGTAGATCACTGAATAGCTTTTGCGTGCAAACTTATCCCATTCACACGCAAATACAGTTTTAAAATTTGGATCAATTCGGTGCATTGCTTGTTCTGGTGCACCGATACCTGAGAAGAGAGTGGCTAGTCGCATATTATTCCGTTAAATTTGTCCTTTTCCATTGCAACAATTGTAGCTTTTTTTTCTTTCTAAAGTTTCGTACTTTGCAAAGATAGCCGCAGAACTTTTTAGTTTTCAATCCCTCAATAGCTACTCCGCACTCCTCGCACTGAGAAGTTACTATCTTTCTAAATTGGTGGATGCTACTCATTTTATTTCCTTCTTTGCTTTTTTAATCTCTTTAAAGCGAATATAAGCATCTGATTTAGGTTGAGATTGACCAATCCCTTTACACCAGTAATCATTTCTTAAAATACATTTAGCCATCCTTCTCCATGACGGTGCCCATTGTTTAGCTTCTAGTTCAGATGGAACCTCATCTGGAATTGTAATATACCCTCTATCTTGCCATGATTTAATAAACTTCTTAAATCTATCTTTGTAATGTATACCTGTTTTTCTAGGTAAAGTTTGTAATAATAGATTTGTAAATGTTTCCCACGTATGACCATGTGGTTTTGATATTTTGTTATATCCAGTCATGTTTCCGCTCTCTTGAATATATAAAGAGCCACTATTAGCTCCATTAACACGATTTACAACTTTACCCCATGTTTCAGGCTCTAAA